AAATATTTTTTTTATTTTCAAAACTTTTTTCTTTTAAAAGAAAGTGTAAAAAATATTTTTTTTATTTTCAAAACTTTTTATAAGAGTATAGTAATAATGATCCGGAAGTGGGTACCACTACTCCTACTCATCGCACTCATTCTCTTACTCATGTCCAGGACAGAAATGTTTACCACTAAAACAACTACATCCGATATAGACGAAGGCGTGTTAGATCTCAGTCAATATGAACAACTCCAAAACGTGAAGGTGTCGAATAATGTGATGGAACAAATTGTACTCGCCGTAAACAAACGAATAAAAGAGATGACTGGTCTGTGTACTTATATAATAGACACACACGAAGTTAGAAAATATAAACACAGTGAATCGGGTGATGAAGTGTACCGATGTCGTTTTATGGTTCTTAAACATGGTGGGTTCCCGTATGCCTTTGCTGTCTCTTCTGATGTTAGAATCATGAATGATCCTGAACGAGTGAACTGGAATGATATTAACATGCAAGCCACTCTACGAACACTCGGTGTATCCCAAGACGAATTAAACAAAACGCTTGTAGACGTACCAATTGAATTTGTTGATGAAGAAACTGGTAAAGTTGACGTCACAAAACTCATCATCGCAAAATACATGAAAGAGGTCAGTAATGCGAATCCACTCGTCGTTGTTGTGTCTCTCAGAACACAACCGCTCGATACACAAAAGCCGGAGTCTGATACCATGTTTACTACCGACAAGGAAATCCGTGAATTTGAGGACTTTGATAAAATTCGAGAAAATCACATCAACTTCATAAAGAACACACCACTCATAAAAAAGGAAATACGAACACCCGAAGAAATGTACGGTCGCCCCAAAATCCCTGAAAATAATTCGTTAGCATAATTTAATGATCAGTGTCAATGAGATATCAAAGATAGCTGAAAAACGTAATAAATTGCGTAAGGAAACCTATATCAAAATATATGAACAGATATCAAAAAAGGTCAGACAAAGTGCTGAATTTGGAAACAAATTCCTACTCGTTTCCATACCATCATTTGTAGTCGGGTTCCCTGCATTCGATAGACTCAAGGCTATGCACTACATAAAACGACAACTCGATCTCGGTGGATTTTCCACCCGAATAGTCGGTGAGCATGAAATATACATATCTTGGTCTACAAAGAAAAAATCGTCAAATACACATCCACCTAAAGAAGAGATTCTTACAGAAGAATTCGGCGATTTCCCATCTTTTGTAAATTTAAAGAAAGTAGCTAATAAATACAGGGGAAATGCGGGAAAAGGCTCGTAAAAAAATTTCACTCTATCATAAATGGATAACCTCAACGTCCTCGTTGAAGCCAAGCGTGAATATTTGGGACAATTGTCTCATTTGATGTGTCCAGTTATGATCGAGACATTTGATAAGATTTTTGAAGAGGCGTACACCATGTCCAAGGGTCGTAAAGTTCTTATCATGTTCCAAAAGCTTCTGAAAGAAGTCCCTAACTGGAACGAAGGCATGTCTAAACAACACACGGATAATATCGCAAATAGATGTGCGTGGTTTAACGATCTTCTCGCCGCGGTGTTTGTGAGTTGTGTAAAAATTCTTTCTTCGGTTCGTCTTGGTAAAGACAATAAGAAAATTTCCCTCAAATTGCCCACGAATGAGACATTTATCCAAACGTGTTACAATAACATCGCCAAAGACATCTACAAAGATCCATATATATTTACCGAAAGTCAAAATGAACATTTGCGCGATGAAAAGTTGTTTCAGCGTTTCAGTACCGTGATCGAGGCATCTGTGCGTGAACTCATCCCAGTTCAACAAATCCTCCAAACGTATATGAACAATGAATCAGAAGACATAGATGTCGGTGGAGAAGCTGAAGATACCGAAGACCCCGAATTCGTTGATGAATACCAAGAACCAGCTCCCGAACCACAGCCGGAAGCGGAACCTGAACTCGAACCACAAGCGGAACCTGAACCCGAAGTGGAACCACAGTCGGTGGAAGAAGAAAGTTCTCCATTTGATAACGAATTTAAAACAATTTCTACAACAGATCAACCACCAATGCAAGAAGTCGAAGAGGAAGACGAAGAGGAAGACGTGTTATTCCCAGACGCATCTGAAACCCGTGCAAAAAAAGTTGGCTATAATTAAATGGAGTTCGAGGACTATCTAAGAGATCCAGCATGGGCCGCCATAATAGCAGGTATAATCACAGCTGGATATATACATCTTAAATCGAAGCTTAATAATGAAGGAAAGCTTCCGGCAAGTGCTTATTCGAAACCAGCCTTTTTAAATGCAATTCTCGTTTTTTTCATAGTATCAAATGGTATAGGAGGTAAAGAGACCATATCAACAGAACCATTCGCTTAAAGATAATGTGACTATTGTTTATAGTAAACATGAGTTCCGTATCTGCGTTCAATGATATGATGGGCCAATTTCTTGCGGAACTTCACAAGACGTTTCCAGAAGAAAAGGGTATCAAAAAGTGTATGTCGGGCTTCGAAATTATGCGAACGTCCAATCCGAGACTTGTCATCGATGGATTCATGGCGGGTGTCACACCGTTTGCCGATAAGATTTCTGCGAAGGACGATACTTTCTTCCTCAATGAAGCGAAGAATCTTGAATTCTTGAAGGACATTAAACTCGAAGAAAAATGGGCGTCTGTGTCTCAACAGACGAAGGATGCAGTGTGGCAATACATTCAAACCCTGTATATGTTGGGTACGACCATCAGTTCCATTCCAGAAGACACCCTTTCTATGATTGAAAAGGTGGCGAAGGAGTGTGCCGATAAGCTCGAAGGTCAAGAGGGTGGCATCGACGAAGCCGCCCTTATGAAGACCATGCAGGGAATGCTCGGGGGTATCTTGAAAAAATAAAACTACTATATATTAAATGAGCTCTTGGTTTAGAGACCCTAAACATCTCGTTGATGATAAAAAGATACTTGAATTTTGGCCAACGAATATTCAAACCCCAGCGGAGCGTGTGAACGCTGGTTCAAGATTTATAATATACGCCGCGTGTATTCACTATCTGATAAAACGTGACGTACGAATCTTTATACTTGCGGGAACAGCGTTGGGTGTTCTTTATGTTATGGACAAAGCTGGTATGGTGAAACAATGCTCTACGAGTGGAACTGAATTTTATGAGAATGCAGCTAATTCATGTCAAATGCCCACCCGGGATAACCCAATGGCAAATGTACTTATGGGAGACAATCCAAATAGGCATCACGCGTGTAGCTATGAAACTGTAAAAGCTGATGTTGATTCGTTTATCACCGGTAATATTCAATACGGTCATACCCGTTCTCGTTCAACTCTTCCAAAGTATCAACAAAATGCACTCGCTAGACAGTTTGTCTCTGCACCAGTAACATCTATTCCAGGTGATCAAACAGCGTTTGCCGAATACCTTTACGGTAAGAAGGGGGCGCCCATCTGTAAGAGTGATGGAAGTGTGTGTAACCCGGATGCCCGAGGTGTTCAACTCGAAGCATTTGCTGGACTTGATCCAAACGGTGATGCAAGAAGAACGGCCACTAGACCCTCGATGACGTAAATAAATCTCACGTAATAATAAATGGCTTACCAATTGCAGCCAGGTCTTAAAATAGTTGAAAACCCAGCTGTCCCAGTCAACTGTGCGACGGAGGAAGTGTTTGTATATCCTCAGCCCAGTACGTTGAATAATGGTTCGTCGAGACCAAACACTATGTTGTATGGTACGGCGCCATTTATGGCTGGAAAGGGGGCTCCAGCGGAGTTCATCGAGACAAGTGATCAGCTCAGACCCCAATCGACCACTCGATTCAACCGAGTTCTTGCGAAGACGTATGAACAAAACTTGTTCCCATTGCAAAACATGGAATGCAAGTTGCCTCTACGCACTATTAGTTATGAACCAATGAGCACTCGATCTGAAGTACAAAATGGAATGTTTAACCAAAGATACGCAAATAAAAATATCAATAAGAAATAAGAATGGCTGATCCCATATCTGTAGCAGCTATCGCCGGTCTCGTGTACGCAGGTCGAAAGTTGAGTCAGCCAAAGGAGACATATACTATCACACCAGAACAGGTTGCTCCTAAAATCGAACCTTCATACAAGATAGAGCCAGTGAAGGAACGCCCAATTGAAAATTTAAAACCAACAAAAATGCATGTTGATAACTTTGGGGTCGTGGCTCCACAGTTAAGATCGAGTGGTCAAGAGGTTTTGAACATGCAAAACAGAATGAATGATTACAATCGAATGAACAATGTCTCGCCCGTGGAGAAGAGACTTGTCGGTCCAGGTCTTGGTGTGGACCCATCGGTTCCAAGCTATGGTGGTTACCAGCAGCTTTTGCGTGTTAATCCAGAAAACGTTGGTGCCTATAGACTCACCACTTTACCAGGTAGATCCGGTCCAGCTCAAGATGTTTCGGGTGGTCGCCGCGGTGTCGTTGGTGCTATAGGAAACAATAGACCGGAAAAGACTACATTCTTGCCCGAGCGTCTGCCAATGACTCTTGGTCGCGCACAAGGATTCTCAGGTCGTGTTACACGAGGAAGCCACGAGCGAACAAAGCGAACCACTAACCGGTCACAAACTGGTCTACGAACTGATACTCTTAATGTTGCCCCAGCGAAGAGGTTCATATCCGCGCAGAATGTCTCCCAAGACCCAACGCGTAACAAGAAGGATGGTAACATGGAACAGTATCAATACATGAACCAGACGCAGCCGGGTATCCACAGTTTTGCTCACGGTTATCTCGCATCTCCAGAGATCGCCATTGGTGGAAGCAAGGCATACACACCCGAACAGCTCAGTCGTTATGGTTTCCGCCCAGATGAACGTCGCGGTAAGGCGAACCGTAGATCGAATCCGGGGCGTATGAATGTCAGAGCGGGTCCACTCAATCAAGGTGGTATGATTACATCGGCGCGGTCAGATACAACCCGTGTAGATGGTCGCGTGAATCCACTCGCCGGTGGATGGATGCAACAATACACAAACTCATCTTTCCATGATCTCAATACATACAAGGGCAACCAAAACCCACACGCTTCTCAGGGCAGCTTGGGTGTAGCGAAGAGACAACTTATGAACAACCCATACGCACATCACTTGTGCTAAATTTAGTTTATTTTAGAGTAATACACTCATTAAAATATTGTACATATATTTTAATGAAGGTCTATACCTTAGATATAGATAGCGGTGATAGAGACCCCATAATTTACCCGGATTCAGGTGATTATGTTATACACTTAAAAACACCCGTATACAATGTTAAAAATATATCACTCGTGTCAGCGCGTATACCAAACTCACAAACACTCATTAACCAATACAACAATACATTTACTATTGGATCTACAGATATAAGTTTACCTAACGGTCAATACACACTCGCAGAACTCGCAGATGCCATAGACTCTAAGAGTACAAGCATAACAAGTGTTGTAAAAGACACGAGTAACAATACCATATCTTTCTCATTTAGCGGGGCGTCTTCTTTCGGTTTTAATACTGGTATTCATGGATTTTCATCGTCTAATACACACACGACACCGCATGATATTCTTGGTTTACCATCGGATGATATACTAACTGATAACAACACTATACATAGCGGTTATGTGAATTTAAATGGACCAGATTCTATTATTCTCAAATTGAGTAGTGGTTCATCTGAATTTAATAAAACTGTGCATTCAAAAAATCCATATTATACAGGTGTAATAATGACGAATGGTTTATACGGTGAAACTACAGCGTATTCCGGTAGCGAAGATCCAATTGATCACGAATTTCATACTGCACCAGAAAACACTATAAGTAATTTGCGTATACAATTGTTTACAAAAAGCAATAATAGACTCATACCATACGATACACGAAACGCAAATCATGTATTAAAATTCAAAATGACGTGTTCTACCGACAAACTCGAAAATGTCCCCCGAGAAAAGATACCAGAAGATGAAGAAGAGAAAGAGGAAGAGGAAGAGGAAGAGGAACCCAAATCTAAAGTTGAAAGATATTCTATTCACGCAACGGAAGATAAACCCGAAGACGTGGATAAATGGAATGCTATCATGAGTATAGTTTTTATAATTTTGATTGGATTCGTGTTACTGATGATTCCAAAGAGGAAACCATCGCCTTAGCGGGTGACCGCGTACAATGGTTGCGCTGGCTTTTGGACACGAGTAGACATACGAGAGATCGAGAGGTAGACGACAATCGACAACAAAGTGGTGAACAAGGCAGTGAGCGTGTAGTTCATACCACCGTTCTTGTTGACCTTGACGACTTGGTTCACCAACCAGCGGACGAGGTCCATCCAGGAAAG